TTATTTACTCTTAATAAGCTTGCCTTTTTTCAGCAAATTAAGTAACTTTGTATTCTGTGATGCACTACCTTTGTAATTTTTGATACCATTTAAGTTCGCAATCTTTTTTCTATTGTTCTTCGAAGAATTAATGCTCAAGGATTTCAGAGCATCAACAAGCGATTTCGACTTGCCTTTATATTTCGGATAATATACAATCTTTTTCTTGACAGGTTTCTTATTTTCTTCAACTTTTTTTGCAACTGGCTCTTTGTAGAGTACGTTCAAATCAAAATTGCCAGAATTGCCGCTTGAGATTATTTTAGGAAATCTCCCTTTCGAAGTATACTGCCATGCGATATTAGCCGCCGCTGGCTTTTTCTCCTCGTCTGGATTTGTTGCAATCTGTATCCGTTTATCTCCCTGATAATAGCGAGCAATCCACCAATTATTACACTTTACGAGTTTTCTATCAATATGCTCGTTATAGTAACTCATTCCTGTGTAAACACCGAACAGATAACCTCTCTCCTCTACAACCTGCTGTGCTGCGTTAATGATTGCAGCAATTTTTGCTTTGCTCAGACTTGCCTGTATCTTATCCTCGATATCAAACCAGATACCGTACACAAAATGTTCTTTGTCAATCTTATCAAGAATATCGCAGATAAGTTCCATATCTGCCCTTGCCTTTTTCGGGGTAGTAGCATATGTATAATTGTACACACCCCAGTCGATTTTGTTTTTATTGCAGGCTGCATAATTTGTGTTAAACTGCTTGTCTCTTGCCAAATCTTTTCTAATGATTTTTAATATAGCCCCCTGACAACCGTATGCCTTCGCCTTTCCCCAGCTTACGACTCCATTATAACTCGATACATCAATTAATTTCTTCATGTTTACTCCTCCTCTTTTGGCAATTCATCTGTCATATCATCTAAAAATTTCTGTATGTACTCTTTCATTCGCTCCGGAACAGGTAAACCGCACAGGGTCATATTCTTTAAAATGCTAACAGCTTCATACAATACAAATAAAAGGCAGAAAAATTCACATACTCCCATCTTCTGAATGCCCAACAACTGAATATATTTGTCCGGAACCATAAACAGAACATTGATATGCATAATAATATCTGTCAACATTAATAGACCTACAGAGAGCAACATGGCTACCTTTCTGATTGCTCCGTCAATTCCCACACAAGAATTAAATTTGTGTTCCTTGATTGCACGCAGTACTCCCAGTATTGTATCCAGGGCTACCGCAATCAATAAAATCTCAAAAAATGAATTTCCTGCTAACAATTTAAAAACTTCATGTAACATAATCTTTTCCTCCTATTTCACGATAACTATTCCTCTGTACTTCTTGTTCGTACATTTTTTCTTGTTTTCTTTTTCGACTGTCGTTACGTTTTTGCGCCCATCAGAGAATCTCCATACCTTATCTGTCCTATTGTCTTTAAGCAAAACAACTGTGTGAATCGGATTGCCCTCTTCGAATAAAATCATATGCCCTTTCTTAAGATGTGCTTCAAGTCTATCATTACTCATAATTCTATGATAGACAGCCGGCTTTCCCGAGCAGATCATGTTGATTCCCCTCGCAATTTCCGTCAGCGGATACTTTGCACCACATTTCAGTTTTCTTCGAGCGTACCGCAATGTCTGCTGCATATTTTTCTTAACGCCCTTATAGCGTAAAGCCATATAAAAAGCGACAAGGCTACAACCATGTCGCTTGATAAAATCCGTTTTAAAATTATGCTGTGAAGGGACCGGGATAATCCGGCCGTTGTCTAAGATAACCCTCCACGGAAATCGCTTTTTTGTTTTTTTATCCTTATTTGCTACTATTTTCATTCAGATCACCTTTACAGATTGCTACTTTACTCCACCGGCCGTGGTATTTTCCGAACACCGGGCGAATACGGATGTAATAATTCTGATGAATATGTGCGCACGGTTCGTCATTTAAACTGCACGTGTATTCCCTCGTTGCACTACCCCAGTTTGGACCACCTTTCTGATTATGCACATCTTTTTTAAATTTTTTATCCGGTGAAATCTGGTGCTCGTACCCTGTCGTATTTTCCAAATGCGTCCATTTATACATAAATTTTCGTTCATTTTTTCCAATTGTGTTGTAGCTGATAGAAATTTTTATCGGCTTATGTGTCACAGCCCGTACAAAATTTTTATAGTTTTCTGTACGATTGTAATTCACCGTTCTAGCAGACGTATAAACCGGAAATAACAGACAGCACATCATCATTACACATAAAATCATTCTCTTTTTCATAACTCTTCTCCTTTATTTTTCTGAATTATCAGTTACCAGTTCCTCAAAACCACTGTCAATCAGAATTTCTTTCACTTTTTCTTTTAACAGTCTCGGTACGTCCTTATACTCTTTTTTTCCTAGCATAATCTGCTGTGCCCATAACATTGCCATCATTTCTTTACCTCTACTTTCTTTAATATAAAAATATGTTAATAGTTTTAACATTACTGATAAACCATCTCACTCATTTCGAGTAGGCATTCCCTCAGCATGTTGTTTTCTTCTTTTACCTCTGCGATCATTTCCAGTGCTGTTTTCTCTCTTTCCGGTTCGTAATCTAAATATTTCGCCGAATCAGCAGCAACCATCTCCTGCGTAATCACAGATGAATCAATATTAAATTCGTTCATGTCATAGCGAAACTGAACAAATTCATTTTCCTCGCATTTCTGCGTGACTTCTTCAACGGAATTTAAATCATAGATAAATACATCCGCCGTGCCATCTGGAAGCGAAAAATAATCATAGCTTTTTGTCAAACGGCTGGTAAAATAGCCTTTGCTTCGCATCTAATCACCTCTTTTGCTCTGTTTAATGTTCTTTTTATGTTATATTTCCTCGAAATCATCACTGAATCAGAATTTTTAACCATGCCGTTACGGGAGATTATCTTATTTGCTACATTTCTGCACATTGTTCTCGCTTTATTTTTATATCTCACAAGCAATCTCCTAATTCTTTTCCAGTTCCTTTTTCTGATTGTTGTATGTGTTCTCGTGATTTTATAACCCATCATGTCGATTGTTTCCGAACCTCTATGATAATTATTCTCGCTCTTAAATCGTATCCCTAATTTTCTTTTCAGAAAATCATGTAGCATTTTGCGTGCCTTCTTTAGATTTTTAAGATTCGGTGAAAACAAAATAATATCATCCATATAGAACAATTTCTTTGAGATCATATTGATTCGCTTTCTCCTTCGGAGTGTGTAACAATGATTATCAATATAGTGCCAGGCATATGACAGATAGTAATTTGCTAAATACTGACAGAGATATGAGCCGATGCACAGCCCTTCTTCGTATGTATCTAAGAGGCGATAGATAACTTTCAAAATTGCTTCATTCTTAATATCCCTTGCAAGCAATTTCTTTAACCTGTCACGCGGGATACTCGGATAATAATGATAGATATCCTCTTTGCAGTAATACTTTGTTGCTGCCTCGTCTTTTCTTATCCATCTCTCAATTGCTTTCTTTCCGAATATTTGTCCCCTTCCTTTCATGCTTGCGCATTGATACGGTCCGATTTTGGCATCTAACATCGGTTTAATTGCATTAATCACGATGTAATCATAAACCTGCTGCTTAATGCTTGCGATTCCGATTCTTCTCTCTTTCCCACTCGCTTTATCAGTTCGATTCTGATAATGAATTTTTCTAAGAGGTATACACTTATTATTGATTTCCTCTAATAAGTCCTTAGCGATTACAGGAAAGAGGGTCTTTTTAACATTCTTTCTCGCTTTAGCATCGCTATATACATAGTGACGGATTGATTTTGCCGCATCGTGTAGGCTTTTATCCGTCATTTTATGACGAATAGCATATCCCGCAAGGAAATAAGCTACATCCTTACGCCTCCATCTTCTTTTTAAACAATCACTCAAACATTTTCTTATGTACTCCTCCGTGAATACAAATTTTTTACAATACCGTTTCATTTACATCCTTTCGTTGTGTTATACAGACGTTCATTTCATTACTAGCCTGCCGGTTTTATACACTATTTTTAGACAGCAACTTTGGTTGTGTCTAAGGAACTTTCTTTCGTTGCCCTGCCAAGGTGCGAAATACGTGTCAAAAGTTATTTTTAGATGTATATTTTTCGAATTGCGACCGCCGATATTCCACCTGTAGTTCCCAAGCCTGTTGTTCAGATTCAGGTAGAACAACCCGCAGGTATCCCTGTTCCTGAGATTGCCGAACGACTGGAGCGGTGCTGACACGCAAGCCCTAGTTAATGAGGGGAGGAATCCCCTCTTCCTTACGGAATTCACCCCTCTTGCAAAACCGCATTGACAGAAAGGCGACCGCCGATATACCACCCGCAGCCCCCAAGCCAGTTGCCCAGATGCAGGCAGAACAACCCGCAGGCATCCCCGTACCAGAGATTGCCGAACGACAGGAGCTCCCTTGTTTCTCCAACACCACCACTTAGATATATCGCGTCACCGCACCCTTTTGAGCTACCGCTACCACTTTCTCCACAGCTTGCTGCACATAGATATCCATTCTTAAAATTTAAATGCGTAATATAGTTCCATGCGTTTTTACTTGTTATGCTAATCTCCAATAACTTAATATAGCCTGCTTGATTCTGTTTAGGAACCGTTACCGCCTTTGTTGCATCTGCTAATCCATAAATCTCGCATGCGTTATCGCCAGTAATGATGCTAAATCCGGACATAATCTCATAGATACCCAGCTGCATCTCGATGCCCTGAAAAACAATAGGATATCGTCTGTTTGTGAGGCCTGCGACCGTAGGACAAGGGCTTCCTGTTCGTCCTTTCACATCCTTATTAAATCCGGTTCTCCAGTGCATCGAGGACATGATACATCTTAATTGTGTATCTCCAGATTCCTGATGCACCGTTGAGAATGCATCACAATCAAGATAAACCGCCTTGTTGTTATCATCTAATGTCTCAATTTTTAAAACCTTAACATCAAATGCAATCTCATGAATTCGCTTATCATATCTATCGTTAGAACGGCTTGAACCACTCATATATTCGTGCCCGACAGATACATAGCTTCCGATTTCAATGCTGGAGGCCTGCGAATTTGTAACAGGAAAATAAGTATGTAACTCATCGCTTTCAATCGAGGCAACAAACTGAAAACTATTACCAGTGCATCCCGTCATTGTTTTATCACTGCTGATATCTCCGAACATCAATAGCCATGTGGTCTGGATATATCCATTATCTAAAAATGTAGCTAGCGAATAGTACTTTCCGCGCTTCTTCATACACGCAATGCTATCATTCATTGAAATAGCTTCTGTTGTAGAATCACTCGTTCGGAATGCACAGCGTTTATTCGGCTGAGAATGTAATAAACCATCATCACCTGTAACAAGCGGATATTTCGCGATCAGGAAGAAAGGATTCTTTGTCCCGTCTAAGTTGTATGCTAATTTGTTGAGTTCATAGCCTTCACGAGGGGTGAAACAACGAGAATATCTCATGTATCCGTTGCCCAGGTCTGACCATTTTTCATAAAAAGCAAGACCGCATACAAATACATCTGCACTGCCTGTCTCTGAGAAATTATCATCCCCCTTTACTGCTGTGATTTTTTTGATTCCGTTATCATCCACAATAGCATTTACATCGATCGTCTTAAACCACGGAAGTTCCTCGTAGTCATTTTGACGATGTTCTGCGGCTGTAGAAGGCAGCGCAATAAGTCCAGCGTTATCATCCGATTTAATCCCTGCGCTGCCCTGTGTTGTCTCCCAGAGCGGAATATCGATTGAATACACTTTATCCGTATAAGCAAGCAAATTAAACATTGTATTGATTCGGTTAATGTCGCTTAAGAACGGTTCCGCCGCTTCCTGAATTGCTGTTTTCTGTTTATTACCTTCATCGGTAACCGCTTTTACCTTTGCGTCTCCTGCGGTATTAACTGCATTTTTCTGGCTTGTGCCGGCCGTGTTAATCTCGTCTGTTTTTTCTGTCGCAAGCTCTTTAATGTTTTTTACAGCAGTGTCTTTTTCTGTTTGTAAATCTTCCAATGCCTGAGAACTTTTTGTGTCAAATTCAGTGCTAATCTGTGTCATACTCGTGGTTTTCTCTTCTCCGGCGGTCGTTACAGATTTTAACTGTTTTGCTCCTTCCGACGTTACCGCCTGCGTTGCTGTGGTTTTAGCTGTAGAAATATCAGAAATCGCCTGCGTTGCTGCGGTTTTTACACTTTCTGATGCTTTTTCCGCTGCATCTTTTGCCGAGGAGGCATTATTAGCAAAAGAGGATGCCGAATTTGCCGCAGAGGTTGCAGTGCTTGCGGCTGATGCAGCTTCTTCTGCAGAACCCTTTGCCGCTTGAGCAGAATTTTGTGCACTAGATGCTGCAGATGCGGCACTACTAGCACTTGACTGTGCGATTGTTGCGGCTGACTTGGCATCCCTAGAACTACTCTCGCCCTGATTTTTTACTACATTTACCGCAGATGTTCTTGCTTCTGAAATCGCCTCTTCCGCCTCAGAGATTTTCTCTGTGACGTGCATATCAAACCCCTGCACCTGTGCTGTTGCGTTCTGCTCAGCCTCTTGTGCTGCAGTTCTGGATACCTCAGCGGACTGTGCGTAGCCTGCGGCGGAATCGCGGCTTGCAGTAGCCTGCTCAGCCGCTTCCTGCGCGTCTAGCCTCGTCTGTTGCACGTCTGCCTGTGCGTCTTCAATTTCCTGCCGAGACAGTTCTACTGCTGCTCGGCTGCTTTCTACCTGCTCTGCTTTCTTAACAACCTCGTCTCGAATCGCGATGTACTCCGGCGTCATGTCACCCGGCAAAGTTAACAACTGCCACATTTCTGTGTTTTTGCCCGGTTCTGGCGCAATTCCGGATATTTTCTGCGGAAAATCTACCTTACAGAAATACGAACCTCCCTGGTAGCTCACCATGTCGAGATACTCATATAAGGTTGATTTACTATATTCCCCACAAGGGTTTAGCGCGATATTGCCCAAATCCGTTGCGACGTAGTTATTTTCTGTACTTGGCATCTTATCTCTCCCTTCTAAATTACAATGCTAATTTATATTTCAATCGGCTGCGCTCGCGATCAAAACGAATCTTATCTACACTCGGGTCAGAATACATTATCAGTCGGCCTTTTTTAGTAACATTAAACGCTGCAAAATAAACATTGCCTGTCTCGCCTTTCAGTTGTGTCTCTTTTTCTTTCACATAATCATCAATCTGCTTTTTGCCCTCTTTGACCCGTCCCGGTACTTCTTCTGCTGCGTTTTTCGCTTCTGATGCATAGTATGCAGCATTATCTTTCTTCCGTTCCGGATAATCTGTATGGCCATGTGCCCAAGACTCCGCCTCTTTCGCCGCTCCGGTTGTAGTTGCTTTAGTCTCATCAAAATAATTCATAATCTGTTCATACAATGAAGGAGGCGGTTCCGGGATGTCCTCCTGCCGGTATCCTGACTCGTACAATTTAATTGTTACTACGTTTGCAGTTATCATATCGCTCGCAACAACTGACACGGTAAAGGATGTGCTCGTAAGCACCTCGGCAGGAATCAAGCATGTATTCGTCTCTCCGAGCAAAATTGAAATTTGCTCATTGCCTTCATTATGAAACAATGCGATTTTGCTTACACCCGCCCATTCTTCTGTTTTAAATTCAAATTCTGCATACAAATAATTTCTACTGTTGCGGACGGGTACGAAAGTATCTGTCCTGGTAATAATCTGATTATTTACAACAAAGTGTAATACCGGCTGCATTTTCATCCCCCCTTCTATAAAATTCTTGGGATTAACATTAGTTCTAGGTATGTTTTACTAGTGATATCCTTAGACTCTCTCCGTATTTCAAAATGTTGTTGTTCACCCGCATTAAGATTAAACCGTTGTATTTTCCCTTCTGAATATTTATATGCTACTGCGGTTCCGGGTCTATAATAATAATAGACTATCACCCCTTCCGGAATAATAATTGCTAACTTTCTTGAGGTCTTCACACTAAAAGTAGTGCTCTTTAAAACTGAAGAACTTAACGCAAAAGTCAAATCTATTATGTCAGTCAATCCTTTTATCTGCCCCCTTACTGCTGCTCCCGCAGTGTCATACGTTGTGCCATTTACACCGACTCTAATATCCGATACTTCTTTTGTAATATCTGGAATTTTTACTTTTCCGTCATAATCTAATATGTGTATAGTCGTATAAAGTGTTATCCACGTATCATCAAAATCGGCTTCTCCAGTGAAAGAAATCGTATCACCCTCATTTAAGCTAACAATAAAATTTGTAAATTCTTCGTCAGTCTCTCCCACTAAACTAATCATGTATTCGTTTTTTTGTACATCATTAATTTTTAACTTTGCATATTGTCTACCCGTGGACGCATTTACGCCGGTAACTTGAACTTTACAATCAAATGAATACAACCCACTTTTTTTAATCTGAATCTTTGAATCACTGGAAATTGTTATGAAATTTCCTAAATTTTCAGATTTAGAACTAATGTTTTTAAAAACATTTAAAGTTGTCTCTGCAGTAGATGCCTGCGCATCACTTTTACATGACATTAAAAAATTATCGGCTTTATATTCTACAACATTATCGGTAGTGTCCTTAACAAGATTATCAATTCTTTTACGCTCTGTATCTACATCTGATTTACGATCGGCTATTTCTCCATCGAGATTAGATGATATTTTATTTATTTCTCCCACTGTCGCCGCTACACTATCCGGATGCCCTGTCGCATCTTTATAGCATTGTTCTATCGCATCATGAATACTATCTCTTACTTCTTCTCCGTAAACGGCTTCTTTTATCTTTTTCAGATACTCATTTATAAGTCCCATCTTTTCTCCTTTCTACTCTATACGTTTCCACATATAACAAGTAATGTACGGCTGCATATTGTTGTGTGCATTACCGCCTCCTGCATTCTCCATCGTTGCACTTGCCGCATGGCTATGCGTTGCATCAATTTTAAATCCGTCTTTGTATTTTGTTGCTTTACTTGTACCACTCGGATAAAAAGCACTATCGTCACCTGAGGCGCTACATATGCCCGTTACCGTGTTTCCTGGACCCCAATCTGCTCCCTGTCCAGCAAAATTATGCACTGTACCTATAAGTTGTTTTTCTGTAATGTTAACTGTTGTAGAATGTTTGTGTGACGCTAATTCGTCTGTTGATAATTTATGTGTTTTTTCTCCACCGCTTTTCTCTACAGTTGAAAAGTCACTGTCAGATGTATCCACTCCCACAGGTACTCGACCAGTTCCCCAGGCTGCCCATGTGCCTCCGAAAAGTTTTTCCGGATTCGTGTCGTTTATGCTCATATAGATGCTACCGATGGGATAGATTGTGTTGAATGTGATTTCTCCTGCTGCCTTTATTGCTTCTGCGGCATTTTTCTCGGCTGTTGTTGCCCTTGCTGCCGCTCCGCTTGCTACTGCCTCTACACTTTTAATTCCGCTATTATAAGTATTCTGGGTCTCTATCAAAGTTTTTATAGTTGAACCTAAGGTTACCTTACAATCACTAACATCTTTCAAATTTTTACTTACTTTGCTTACTTGCATATATGCGTTTATTCCGTGTGGTTTTGACCTGACTGGAATCTTATCTCCGACATTAATATTTTTTACATCATATCCTAAGTCTTTCAGGTCTATTGCTGTAAGTTCAATCGTTATAGATAAATTTACGAGTTCTTTAATATCTTCCTTAGCTCTTTCTAACAATCTCGATGGACTTTCAACATCCGAATAGGAAACTGTACCAAATATCTTTCCAAAAGCTTTAACCGCTTCCAAATCACAAATATAATCCACATTATTATTCACGCTTGAGATTGTTACTGGTCTTCCTATTGCACTATTTGTTGCTCCAAGCGGTATAATGCATGTTTTTATGTCATCTGCCTTTATATATTTGGTAATATCTAAGATATTCTTGCCAAACGTCACTGCCTGCCCCGTTTCATCGTCATATTCCTTCAGGTAATCAATATAATATTCCCCTTTTTCTTCTCTTGTTCGGATATATCCCCCGTAAACATTTAATAACTTATCATCAATTGCTGTTCTGGTATCTTTATAATCGCTTTCATCATACTTGGCTTTTTCACCCGCTACCGTCACGTTGCCAATTCTAAATTGTTTTTCAGATTCTACTTGCTCATTGTGTTTCCCAATATACAACCGAAAAAGTTCACTCGGAGTATATTCTCCTTTATATGGCCGCTGAACAGAATCAAGAAGATATGCCATATTTCCTTCACAGGTTATTGTCTTCTCTCCTTCAAAATCAATTTCTTCATCTAATACTCGAGAACAGAAGATTTCTTTTTCGTTGCCCTGAGTGTCAAAATCAATTATCCGAATTATCGTTTTTAATTTTTTGAAAGAATCGTAAAATGGATTATCTGAATATACAGAAAAAGTAAAAGAACCATTTTTATTTAACTCTGTATCTAATTTAGGGTCGGCAATTTGTCTTGTCGAATCCCACGGATGATATAAATATTCATCTCCAATTTTTACTTTATACATTACAAACTGCCTCCACGATAATCTACAGATACCGTTCCATTCCCAGTAAATATCAGCGTATTATCTCCTTCCCCTAACAATAAGTCAGGGGATTTACTCTTGCCTTTTGGAAGATTGTAAATTATACCATTATAACTTACCGTCATTTCTTCGCTACAATCAAATACCGGGATAACCCTCATTGTTCTTCCTGGAATAATAACTTCCAAGTTTCCTTTCACTTGCAAATCTTTATAATTCCTAACAATTCCTGTTTCAAAATTAAAAGAATCCCACAACCAATTTTCTAAGGATGAATACAACTCTAATTTATACGGATCACGATTTACTGTTATCTCCACAGAGCTATATCTTCTATTCAATTTCTCTGTGTTCACAGAAGCCCTACCTTCATAAAAAAAATCATCTTTCCCAAGAACTACCCTCATTCTTTTTCCATGCAGCGTATTCCTTAACTCACTTGCTCGCATAAGCCATAAATCGTAGTTGCCATCTTTAAAATCAAATGTGAGTTTCATTGTTGTATTTTTGTAGACAGGAAATCCTGTTAGTGCATCTGTCAAATCTAAATCTCCATTCCTCCCAGGAATCTCCTTGAACTTCTCATCTACTTCTGCGGTTCCTGGATCAATTGATAATGCACGTAATCCGAAATCTTTATACATGCTGTAATCTCCAATCTTTACATCAAACATCAATTTCTCCTTTCTGCTTTCGTCTGCTCCGTTCCAAGATTCTTATTTACATATGGGGTTATTCGTTTCCCGACTTTCTTTCCGTCCAGCTCTACAGTCGTATGAATCTCTGCATTCACTTCAACAGGCTTATTATCCTGTACAATTACAACTTGCTTATTTCTACCCTGCCCGTTATAGTCTGGCGTATCTGGATATTCTACAGACTCAACCTTCTTTCTCATAGCATCCAAAGAAACATCAATGTCCTTTTCCATCTGTGCTGTTGCCTGCGGCATATATTTTTCAAATGCCGCTGCCAATCCAAGAGGAAGATATTTACCAATCTTATCTCTCATTATTCTTGAAGGAGATTTGATTTTTAATTTCTTCTTCATACTCTTGATTAGCTGGCTACACATCTCATTTACGGCCTTTGTCATTCCTTTGGTTTGTGATTTCATCCCAGAGATAAAACCTTTCATAGAATTTTGGCCGATTTGATTTAATTGTGTTTTTAATCCATCCAATTTCTTGGATAAGACCGCTTCATATTCTTTTCCAAGATTATCAATATCATCTTTAAAGAAAGCTTTTCCAAAACTATCAGAACCATTGTAAATTTTATCCCATTTACTTATGTACTGTTTAAAATCTTTTGTACTTAAAGATTGCAGATACTCCATGTAATCGTTAGCATTTGCAACATCCATCCCTAGAATCTGCTCCATCAATGATGCAGGGATTTTATTCTTTAATGCCTTGATTCTGTTCTGGTAATTTTTGATTGCTTCTAAATTTCCATCGAGGTCATACAGAGAGCCTGTACTTCTCAGTTTAGAAATCATATTGCTACGCTTCTGGATTAAATCATCGTATTTTTCCTGATACTTCTTAGATAGTTCTTCAATATCTTTCTCTGCTTGTGATACGATTTTCTTTCCCTGCTGCTTTAGCGCATTGCCATAAACGGTAATCATAGATTTTCCTAAACTGGAATAAGTATCTGTGACCGCTTTTTTCTTCTTTTTAACCTCAGCAAGCTGTTTTTCTAAAGATTTTGTACTCTTCTTATCTTTTTTAGCTTTCTTAATCTGCTTATTTAAGCTCTTAATCTTTTTGTCGTACTTATCTGTCTCTTTATTCTTCCCAGACTTAATCTGCTTATTTATCAGATTCTTTCCTGCTGTCGTTGCCTTAGAAACTTGTGAATCAATTGCAGTAGATAAACCATCTTTAAAAGTCTTGCCTATTGTTTCAAAATTTCCTTTTTTGCTAGCGTTTTTCGCAGAAGAAACAGCAGTATCACAGAGCTTTTTCATTGTCTTTTTGAGATTCTTCTGCTCTGCATTAACCCCAGCAATGATACCGGTTACGATGTGCTTACCTACCTGTTTTTTAAAAACTCTCGAAGGCGATTTAATCCCTAATGCTTTCTTGACAGCACCTAAAGCGCTTTTTGCAAGTCCTTGCATTTTACTTATCAAGGAGCCTGCCATTGCTCCAACACCACCGATAATACCGCTTACAATGTTCGAACCAACACTTCCCCAGTTAATTCCTTTGAATGCTGTTACAGCACGCATGGCTAAGCTTTTTGCAGTGCTTGCCATCTTTCCAACTAAACTTAATAATCCAGAAACAATCTTGGATACTACATTTTTTCCTACACTAAGCCAATTTATCTTTGTGATATTCTGCATTATCACTCTTGCAAGAATATGAGCATTTAATGCTGCCTTGCTAACAAACATGGAAATTCCAGACGCAATCTTGGATACTATGTTTCCTCCTGCACTAAGCCAATTGGTCGTTGTGATTTTCTTCCATAAGCTTTGCGTTAAATCACTAAATGCTTTTACTGCATTACCTTTTGCACTCACAATTCCATTTTTAAGATTTGCGATCATTGCCTTGCCAGCACTAAATAAATTTATATGAGTAAAAACATTTATAATCGCCAGAACGATCTGCGGTAAAGCAGCAATCAACTGCGGAATTGCCTGCACAATTCCAATAACAAGATTTGCAATAATTTTTACTCCGGCCGCAATTAACTGCAATAATCCTGTATCAATCGCCGCACAGAATGAATTAATAATCTGTGGCACATACTCAATCAACTGTGGTATTGAGTTAATCAGTCCCTGGGCAATTGATGTGATTATCTGAATGCCTACGGTAATTAACTGCGGGAGTGCGGAGATGAATCCAAGTGCAAGTTGTCCAAGAATTTCTGCCGCTTTAGGTATCAGTTCTGGAGCTGCTTGTGATATTGTATTTCCTATCTGGGTAATAATCTGCAAGCCATAAGTAATTAACTGCGGCAATGCCTGCACAATTCCGGTGCTAATCGCATTTATCGCCAGACCTGCCACTACAATCAACTGGGGCAATGCAGATGTTAGTCCGGTAGCTAGTTGCCCAATGACTTCTACTGCCTCAGGAATTAATGTTGGGGCTGCCTGGGTGATAGATGTTCCTATTTCGGTAACAATCTGCATTCCACAGCCTACAATTTGCGGCAATGCTTCAACAAGACCAGAACTAATAGAACGTACCGCTTGTCCTGCCGACTCAATCAACCGCGGGGTTGCTGAGCTTATCGAACTTATTAAGGCCAAGATAATTTGACCACCTACAGATAAAAAGTCAGGAACTCCTTGCGTTATGCCAAGAAGTATATTGGTAGCTATTTCAGCTCCCATCTGAGTTCCTTGCTCTACCTGCCCTTGCATATCATCCCATAAATCGCTAAATAGTTCAGGAATTGTTGATGCTAAACGAGGGATAATTTCCCCTAAGTTTTTACCGATATTCTCCATCATAACCGTAATAGAGTCCGCAAGTTCTTCTGCGGTTCCAGAACCATTCAGAAAATTATCGTATGCAGCCTTAGCGCTATTCATTGAGCCTTCGATTGTTGTGGCTGCTTCCTTAGATGTCGTTCCTGTAATACCTAACTCTTTTTGAATGACATGAATTGCATTGTATACGTCCGCGAGATTACTAATATCGTATTTAACACCTGAAAGCTTAGACGCATCTGCAAGCAATCTTTCCATTTCCGATTTTGTGCCGCCATATCCAAGCTTTAAATTATCCAGCATTGTATAATTCTGTTTTGCGAATCCCTGATATGCATTCTGGATATCTACCATATTGGTCCCCATCTTATTCGCATTATCAGACATATCAATCATAGCCATATCGGCTACTTTTGCTGCTTTGCTCGTATCTTTTGCGCAACTCTGTAATAACGATGCTGAAAAGCTAGTTACATTCTGCATATATTCATTTGCAGACATTCCAGCCGTTTTATAAGCCTTATTTGCATTATCAATTACAGTCTTGGAACTTTTCTTGAATAATGTCTCTACCCCGCCAACATTTTGTTCCAGCTTGGAAACAGAATCTAAAGATTGTTTTGTCATCGCTCCCAATGCTGCACTCACACCAACAACCGCTCCAGCAGTTATTGCAAGTCCTTTTTTAGCAGCACCACTAATCTTAGAAATACCAGAATTAAATCCATCCGCATCAATCTTCGTATCAAATTTTAAAGAGCCATCGTAACCCATACACATTCTCCTTTCGAATATGCACGGCTCAATGGCTCACTAATGCACTATCATTTATTCTTTATTTTTATTTCTACCTCGCTTCCGCACTTTTTACACTTCAAAAAAACACCACTACTTCGAGCCGTGTTATCATAAATCAGCAAATGTGCTCCACAGTGCGGGCATGAGTACCATTTTCTCTCAAATGGAATTGCTTTTATATTCATATCAAAACATCATATTTCCAAAAGCATCTCCAATCTCTTCACTGGTTACAACCCGGTCAACAATCGCAATCTGCTTCTGGATTTTTCTAATCCTTTCTCTTTCTTCCTTATCTTTGATTTTACTTAAATCAATGCTTCTATAGCCCATCCGTTTCTTTAATTCACAATCTTCATTCATGCCGTCTATGAGCATCTGAAACTTCCACCAGTGCATATAAGGCACTTCTGTTAAGTCGATGCCATAGCATTCTAAAAAACCAGCTATGATATATGGCGCATCTTGATTGTATGATATTACAGGTGTATTATGCTGCTCCTCACTCTCCTGATTGTTTTCTTCCTCTCGATTGCTTCTCGTTTCCCGACCTCTATAATTCGTTACAAAGTCGGATAGTGCTTGCAAACATTCTGAAAATTCTCCGGCCGGTTCATCAAGAAACCATGACATAATGAGCTCTGCTTTCTCAATTGTATTGACTTCATCATCTTTTAAAAGATCTATAAGCTTTATATATTCCCGGAAGTCCGTTACAATCCGAACTCTTTTGTCATTTACGACTACATAATCCGGAAACGGTTCGTACAAAGGATTCATCGTTTACCGCCGTTATAGGATTTGAAATTCTTCTTTTTTCCTCTTCTCTGCTCTCTATTTGGTGCATACTTATTAGATATCTCAAAACGTCTTGCATTTGCTTTTTTAACTGCTGTCTGCATAAAGTTAAGGAAATTATCATAGACTTCATCACAAATTCTGGTGTTTTTCTTACCACCAAAGATTTTCTCTCCCGTTCCGTCTCCAAATACTCTGTCATAGAATTTATAGTGAACATTGCAGTATCCTCTAATAAAATCAGGCATACTTCCTACTTTATCAAGACTATTTGCATCTGCATCCATCTGCTCAAAGGACTTCATTGCTTTTTCAAAGATATCTGCATCTTCAAGATCCAATTCTAATTCAAGTCCATTAATCTTCCAAATTCTTTCATTGTCATTCTGGCTCATGGCTCAATCTCCTTTTTAATTTCATCTTCTACTTCCGCTGCCTGCACATCGACAGCCACATTAGGGTGTAACTGTCTCACTGAATGTACAAGTTTTACCGTCAGGAGATACTTTCGCATATCCCTTTACGATATCTGTTTTTACAGAAAAACTCCCTGAATACTGCAATGCATCTGTTCCATCTCCAGAAGAATCTGGCAGGATGGAATAGGTTCTCTTTCGTGCTACATACTCATCATCTTTCTTAGATTCTCCCTTGTCAAAGAAATCCACTACAACAATATCTCGTGTCTCTCCAGTAAGTTCATCGTCCTGGACCTTTGCGAGATCCGCCAGTACTGGATCATCAGAATGATGATCAAATCCATATTCCAAAGTTGTTCCGTATCCCGTTACGTCGCTGTCCTGGCTATCTTTATCAACATACTGACGCTCATATGTGATTGGGTTCTTTCCTTCCGTCAAGGATGTGAAATGCTCCATTCTGTTGTATGTAGAGGTTTCTTCACTACCAGAAACTGGAACGCCATAAAACGCAACTCTCTGGCTACGTCTAACTAATTTTGCTTTTGTCATGTTTATACCTCCTGTGTATAAAGAAGGCGGCATTCTATACGATACTGGGCATACTCGCCTTGTGCATCATATAGATAGCCGCTGTTTAATGTTTCTAATTCATATGGATGTTGTTTTTCATTTGGGAGATTTGGCATTTCTCCTTTTTCTGTCTGCTGTTCCATCCATTCTTCAAACGCTTGGTAAAATCCGCTGTTTTCGATATTGATTCTGGCATCTTCGTCATATTGCTCCTTGCTCGTAAAGGCAAACTGAAACTGTTTTTTCTTGCCACCATCAACATATTTCTGTAACACTGGGTCACAAGGAAGCGGGTCAAGAGAATAACTCATACTTTCTGACAAATGGTCTACATTCACCCTGTAATCATCAAGAAATGGGCAAGTCAGAATAAATGAACGGATAGCATCAATAATATTAACCTCCTGCATATTGCTGTGCTCCTTTCAAGATACTATCTTTATGCCTGTTTTTCATTCGCTCGAACCAACGCGACTTTTCTTTATGTTCATAGTACTGTCTACGAGCATAGGGTGTGATCTGATTAATCTCTCCGGAACCAATTACTGTTCCGAGGGTTGCTGACTTAATCAGCACCCCTGTTAATCGTGGCGTTTCTGGATTCATCCTTCTGATACATTCAGAATCAATAAATCCCTGTGCCTTACTAAAACCTGCTTCTCTTCGCCCAGAAAATCCTTGATTCCATTCCATCTTAGCTGTTACAGTCCCATTTGCAGTTTTTACCGTATAAATACTTCCCCGCGGAGTCTGAATTACAAAGTTTCTCTTTGCCGTCACTATACACCACCTACTTTTATGTGCTGGTTAGAGCCAAATATATTGTAATTTGCCGATGTAACTTTGCAATATTTCATGCCTTTTAAATCTTTGACCGATGTCACATCAATACCACACTCACCTTTTACGAGATAATCATCTTTTTTAATAACAATTGATGTATCTGGAATCCTAATCACGAAAACATCTGCGCTTTTCAATCCTTCTGTAGTAATCACAGAAGCTTCTGATTCATGCCACCAGACTTTATCAATAAATGTCTTTTTCCAGACATCCATTCTTTTCTCATTGTCATATTGCCGGCTATATAATGTCGCAGATGCATTTGTGATCATCCTGAACACCCCCTGCTTAATAACCCAGTGAGGACAAGATGCGGATATGCTGCAGCATACTGTTTCTTGCGAAGAATCACTTCTTTGATTTCTCCGTCTGTCTGCTCTGTTACATAGGTCACGCTATAACCATCTGTATTTTCAGATTTCTTTTCCCCTTCCGTAGAGCTTTCAGCTTTATAAATAACTTCCGCAACTGCACAGGCTGCAGCTTTCACTTCCTCTGGAATATTGTTTTCATCCACTCTTGAAAAAGTAATTGCCTTAATATATGTGCTTGCTCTTGTGATCACACGCTGGAACTGCTCGTTTGGGATAATATTACCGCCGTACTCTGTCATGTAAAATGCAAGGTCTGCATATCTTACCATAAAGTCACCGCCTATTCTCCTGCTTTTAATACAGCAAATGGACATCTCTTTGTTTTATCTGTTTTTAATGAGTTGATTGGGTTTGGAATCTCCCATCCAAGACGCATTACAGCACGAAGAGCAACCATATCATTCTGCATCAAGTTGTACGCAATCGTTCCGTCCGTATTCTGGACAACGCCCTCGGTAAATAACTTAAATGTAATATCTTGACGGATTGCATAAACAAGCTGACTGAAATCTCCGGAAATCATAAGGGCCTTTGATTTGTCAAACGCTCCATTGTTCGGGAAGTTCATTGGAGAACCATCTAAAGCATAATTGGTACTTCCCTGCATATCGCTCTTGAAGATTGGATTTCCGTTTGTATCTTTAAGGCCTCTTAATTTTGCACGCATAGAAATATCTGCCATATGTCCGTTTACAAAATAGCCGCAGTCTTCCACTTTCGCGATAACCCCATCTTCTGACATGATCTTGTCATACAAATCATCACCGGTGCCGTATGTTACTACGGTTCCTGCCTTTGTTGCAGTTGCAACTACTCCATCTCTCCATGTAGATGGCTTTTCTGTTCCAAACAGTACGGCTCCATCAATAACCTTTCCGAAAGCTTCCGTTACTCTTGGCTTTACCTCGGCCCAAATATCATATTCTGAATCATCAAGTACAGATTCTGGGATTGGAACAATAACCGCAATCTCTTCTGCTACAATAAACTTCTTATCCCATGCCTGCTTAGTTGTCTTTTTCTGGCCAGTATCACCATTTACAAAATAAGCGATTGGTAACATATCAAGAACCGGAACTTTATACTGCTTGCTTGTCATGTTGGCAAGCTTTCTTCCTCTTGACAGCACCGCTGACTGTGTGATTGTTCCCTGGATAATCTCATTTGCTTCCTGTACCGGAATCAGGGAATCTGCACCGCTACGGTCAATGATCGTCGCATCGCCCTCAAAAATTCTTAAGTTCATTCTTTCTCTTTTCAATTCATTCATCTCCTATCTTCTTGCCGCTGCACGAATCGCATCATTAATGGATGCATTTACATTTCCTCCAGATCCGTTAGAGTCGCTTCCTGTAGATGTAGATACTCTATAAGAAGAACCTCCCACAAATCTCGGATTCTCTTTTAAATACTTTTCCGCAGCCTTTTCAAATGTTGTTTTATCATCTACAAGCTTCGATACCTTAAACATGACATAATCAACATCTTCCGCTTTTACACCTTTCCCTGAAAGGAACTTCTCCTGCTTCATCTGCTGGGCTTCTTTAAGTGCCGCATCACGTTCCTGTTGCATCTGCTCAATATTCGGCTGGTTCTTTTTCTGCTGGGCTTTATAATCAGTAATTGCCTGGTTCACCTGTTCTTCTGACATACCCTGCTGCTGAAAGTATGATTTTAATGCAGAACGCTCTGCCCTCTCTGCTCTTGCGTTAGCAATTTCCTCTGCCTGCGCGTAACTGTAAGTCGACTGTCCACCGCTCCCAGCATTATTCTGATTATTGTTATCTCCTCCAGCACTTCCTCCCGGTTCTCCGGCACCAGCACCACCGCTGTTTTCAAAAATTCTTAAGTTCATTCTGTTCTTTTTCATGATAAATACCTCCATACATGAGTGTTATTCCAGAGCTTTTTTCGTCATCATGTTTTGGACATAATAAAAGCACCCTTCCAGATGTTTAGATGAATCGTATGCAATTATATTCCTGGTTAATATCTGTCATTGCAAGGAACCAGGAATCAATTAATAGCTTCCCTTTCTCGGACAACTCTTTCCACTCAATTAATGCGGATCCGCTGCCTAAGTCTGTTGTTATCTTATCTTCTGTCAAATCCTGCAATGAATTAATCAAACTGTTTGTCAATGCCGAAACAGCCGTACACGCTCGGTCAATTCCGTCTTTACCCTTTCTTCCAGCGTGTCCCTTTAGTTCTACCTTGTTCTTTCGAACGCTTACTTCAATCAAAATAACCCTCTCCTTTCTCAAAATAAGTATAAAAATAACACGCATTTCTGCGTGCTGTAATCTTATTCACTATATTTGCACATCTGGCATTTTTCTCTTGCTGCCTCGATATCTTTTACTTGTGACAATTCTTCTACTGAGGATACCTTAAAAAATCTATGCAGGCACATCATAGAATCATAACACAAATCTGGATGAACGACCTTGCCGTAAACAGGGCAATAATGTTCCTTATCATAATTAATCTCATTATCTGACATATTTCTTAATCACCTCCAAGATTCTTTCTGTGTTACTATCAAAATCTTCTTTTTTCCATGCCGTTTTATAAATCCAACCTTCATCAGTCTTTGTGATAACACACACACCGTCTTTACTATAAAAAGCTTGCCTCTTGCCGCCCCATTGGTTCAACATTATATCCGCATTTTTCATATAGCTTCTGATTTCATCATCTGTTATTTTTCTTTTTAACATCCTCTGCATGATATGATACGGCTCATGTTTTCCTTCTGGCAAGATGAAAGCTTGCTTGCATACCGGCGGTAATACAATCCCTTTTGCTAGTTTCTCTTTTTTCAAAGTATCGTAAACATCATAATATTTCTTACTGCTGTTAGGATACTTCGTCAGATATTCTTTCAACCCTTCTAAGTATTTCCACTTTTCGCTATTATTATATTTTATTTGTCCAAATTCTGCAAGGGAGCCTGCTGCGTCTCCTATCGCATTTTTATATCTTCTGTACTGTGCAATATCTCTTCCAGCATTTTGAATTATCTCTGGTGGAAATTGTTTCACAGCTTTAAGACTTCGCGGAGCTACTCTCCCTCTCATATCAAGATAGATACGCTCTCGCTGCTGTTTTAATCCCATCCGTTTACTAAATCTTGCATACTCACTTAATTGAGCCTGATATTTTGCTTTATGCAGCATAACTTCATCTTTATCCGCTCCGCCGCTCTCCATCAGTTTTACTTTCTGCCGCTGCGCTCTCATGGCTGTTTCCATTTTTCTCTGTTTTTGTCTTGCTTCATAAGCCGTATACTCCTTTCCATCAAAGCTTTGGGGAGTATTGTCCTTCTTGTTCTGCTCATCCAGCCATTCATCTGTATAATTTCTTACCGAAATGCCTGGAAAGAAAGGGTAATACATATGATAACAGTTTGCTCCAAGAAGTCCCGTTACTGTCCCTAAACCACAAACAGAAACAAGCTGCTGCTTCGAATATACTCTGCCCTGCCACACTGCATGGGTTGGTCTTGCTCCTGCGTGCCAGTCTACTTCAAAGTATTCTGTTCCAAGCTGCTGTGCATGGTATTCATTAATCTTCCCACAAACCTGTGCTACTCCTGTCAAAACTGCTCTTCTGGCAGCCACATCAACCCTGTTGGTCCATCCAGAAGGATAGTCAATTGTCCTCATACCACTGTTTGTTAGTTGTGTAACCGTCCTTCTTAAAACGCTGCCATAATCAAATGCCCCAGAAACAATATCATAACAGGCATTATCTAAATAACCGATATAAATCTGTGATAATGGAGTAACAACCATCTTTCCATTATAGTTTAAATAAAAGCCAAGCGAATTTGTTATGTTTTCTAAGTCTTCCCGGCTTTGCCTGATGATTGCTTCTACTTGCTGCTGCATCTGCTCATTCTCTTCGTAAGGGATAAATTGTGCATTAACCTGCTCGTATATGTCTTTATTCCGGACATATACCCAGTCAATGACCTTATCATACAGCTCAAACATTTCTGGGTAAGAAGCATTCAGTGTGTCCTTTATCGCTTTTTCAATGTCTTCCGAAGAATACCCAAGAATCTTTAACCTGTTTATCTGCCAGTCGGCTGTGCTGGTGATTTCTCCTGTTTTTCTTATTCTTCTTACGATATCTTTCATGATGCGTTCTTCCAAATCAGTAAAGCGTGCTGCTATTTTATCAGCTATCTTGTTTTTATATTCATCTCTCATCTTACTCCATCACCTGATTTTGCTCCGGAAGATTCTTTCTTGCCTGTTCCACAGTTTCACCGTACCATTTCGCCCGGTATTCTTCTATCGCCATTGCTCCTATGGCTACATCTTGCATATCCTGCTTTCTCTCCGTCTCTTTATCCTCAATGATAGAATCATCAAATTCTATCGTGATATCTGTATCCTCGTTAAGCGGCTCTTTTAAGACAATCCCTAATCGGATAATAATCTTAATCAACCGCTTCAAGGCATCTTCCAGGATAATTTCATGTTTTTTAATCATCCGATACATATCAGAGTTCTCTGAAATGATTTCTGTTGCCGTCTTCACTCCAGAAGATTCAAAGCGATACCTGTTCGTACCAAAGCCGCACTTTAATGATAAGTAATTCAAGTCGTCATTAATTGCTGCACTGTGCGCTTCTGTCCGAATCTGCATATCAATATCTTTGATAAGACCCTCTTTCCCCCTGTCGTAATCTTCTGGCAGGTTATAAAAGATTCCTTCTTCTGGGTCGAAGGCAAGGGTTCCATCCACATTATGCAGCAGTTCCGGTGCAACAAAGATTCTCTTCCGGCCAAGCAGGAACTCATTGCAATAAGAATCAAATTCTATGTCTAACTTCTTTAAGATATCTATCGCATTCGCAAAGATAGCGATTCCCATCGGGTTACTCTCATCTGCATTATTTGTTATATTCAAACGGTCAATAACAAACTGTGGCTTATCGCTGCCTGTGTGTACCTGTCTTGCCATATTTGCAAAAGGTTTTAATTTTCTCCATTCTTCCTCTGGAAGTTCCGCTCCTTCCTGACTTCCACTCACGCATTGAAGCACAGTGTTTTCAATCACATATTCTTCGCCTTGAATCAGATGTGATTGTACCTGCACATATTTCTTTCTGTTTACTGTGTGTGGAAATAAAAAGATGCACTCTGTAACCTCCCCATTGTTCCAACTGACAGGGTAGATATTTGGTGCATCCACATAATTCATTTTAATATTACCTGAAAGAATTTCTCCATCTTCCGTTATTTCCATGTTATCCAGATACGGAATGTATGCCACTGTACCGGAATAAGCTTTCCGCTCCTGGTAGTCGTTACCTTGAACTAAAAAATGATTCTTATCTAAAATCTTATGTACAAATTCATTTGTTCGCTCATTATCAAGAGTAATCGTTACTCTCTCATTTAAAAGCAGATCCGCAATATCTTCCGAAAGCTTCTTTGCCATGCCAAGGCTCTTACGGTCGCATCTTTTATAAGTACCTCGTCCTGTATAGACTTTGTAAAAGGAAAAATTTCGTACCTTGCCGTTATACCAGCTTGTCCATTCCTTGATTTTCCGATAGAAGGACGCATCTACAGTATCTATTCCTTTTTTCTTAAAATAACTAAATATGTTCAATTTTCTGCACCTCCTCCGCTTCTTCTATCGGAAGCCAATATTTTATCCTATCCCACGCACCCATAACGGCATAGCGTATTGCATCCATCGCGTGATCTTTTTCTTTTATCGGTACTTCTTTTCCTTTTTCTATGGATTTCTTATCATATTCATACGTACCAAACTCTTCGATTGCTTTCTCCTGATGAGGAGATATACTCATTATTTCAAAAACTAATGCTTTTTGTACACGACTAATCCCCAATGCCACCTCGTTCTCTGCATCTCTCATAAATACAGTATAATCTAAGTTTCTCGTGGCTCTCCTTATCTCTTCCGCTAACCCTTTTGCAGACGGGTCAAGAAAGATATAAAATACTCGGTTCTCATACTGTTTATGAAGCTCATCCATGAAATCCACCAGATCAGCTGCATATTCCGAGGGGCTTTTCTGCTTGCCGCTTTCTCGGCCACTATAATAATACTCTGCTAACCCCGGAAACTTCTTTCTATATGTATCCAACCCAAAAGCCTGAAATGTTGTTGCATTCTGTTGTCCATAGTCACCACCAATGTAAATACGGTCATATCTCCTATCAGCTTCTGCCTTCTGCCTGTGTCTATCGCTAAACATATAATAGATAAGTTCATCGACACCAACTGCTTCGCCTAGCCATGTCCAACGATACATCTTAATATCTGTTTGCTTCATGATTTCTGCAGAATCAATCAAATCCTGCCCCAGCCAATCCACCGGCACATCTCTGTAATCTGTATGTACATGAATGCAGTCTGGCCGCTTCTCCATTTCCTTACACCAAAGGTTTACCGGTGCATTTGGGTTCTTAGGTGGGTTATATAAATAAATCATCTGGAAGCCGGCTTTATTTCCTCTTACGAATGTCGCTTCTATATTTGCAAGTTCATCCGCTCCATCTCCATCGTCAAAAAACTCTGTCAGCTCATCCAGGACAACCAACTTAATTGGCTTTTCTTCATCAATGATACCTTTTGTATCATCTATGCCATCTGATCCAGAAAAGTATATTGTTGTTTTATACTTTTTGTAGGTAATCTCCATTGGGCTTTTCGTAATATGAAAGCGGTTCTTAGGAATCTGTAAGCGGTTAAGCCCTCGGAGCATTTCTTTGTAAACTGTCTTTCGCAGCTTATTATGATGTTTACGAAGAACAACTACGGAACTATGGGGATCCGCAACAATTTGATAATCTGTCTTAATTGCTGTGAAGCTTGACTTTGTTCCAGCACGCCCAGAAGTGAGAATAATATGCTTATGTTTCTTGTCGTTGAATATCGGAAGATACTTCGGTATCACTATGTCCGATATTCTGACTTGCCTTTTCGTCTGCGTCATTTATAATCTCAACTCCATCCTCCAAATTGTCTGTTGGTTCGGTAGATAACCGCTCCGTCTTCGCCCTGATCTGCTCAATCCTAGCCTTCTGCTCCTCTGTTGCAAGATTCATGTGATCTGACAGCCATTGCAAGGCTTTCATCTTGTCGGCTAGCTTTATACTTGCTCCATCTTTTCCCTGCTTTATCTCGCTGATCAGTCTTCCGTCTACGGAATCAGATTCTTTAAAACGAACTGTGTTTATCTCTCTTTTTAGAATTTCTTTCTTGCCAGTCTTTTCGTTTTTTACCTGTACTGGTCCAAAAGCTCCCATTACTTCTACTGTTTCTCTACCAAACGAAACATAATCTGTAATATCTGCAAATGCAATATCTATGTACATTTGAAATATATCTTCTTCTGACAGGAATTCCCGATTGAGTCGTGTTTGTTTAAGGTTGCGGATTTCCGTTTTTATACTAGGTTTTACTAGGGTCTTATACCCCTCCACATTGGCAGTTTCATAACTACAACCATATGCTTTCTGATATGCCTTTGTTGCATTAAAACACTTCACATAGTAGATGCAAAAAAGTCGCTGCTTATCAGTCAATTCATCATTTTTCATGACCTTATCAACTTCTTCAACAACAACTTTCTTTTTTTTATTCTTTTTCTGAATGGAACGTTCCGTATTTGTTTGGAACGTTCCATTCATTTTTTCTGTCCATTTATCTTTTGATTTCCATCCTCTGACTGTCCCCGAAGAAATTTTTAGTTGATTTGCAATTTCTACTAAATCTATATTTCCTTTATACTTTTTATAAATCTCAAAAGCTTTATCTCTATTCGGGTCTCTCGCCCTTGCCATCATCACCACCTCTCATTCGCTTGTTCTAAAATATTCCCTCCAGGAATCGAACCTGGGACATTGCTTTATGCTCTACCACTGAGCTAAGGGGATAAGAAAAAGACCGCACATTTTGTGCGGTCTTGAATTACTATACTATCTCACTCTGTAATATCATCTCTTTTTAAAATCCTTTAATAAATTAATATTTTCGATCTTGTTTATTTTTTTCATCCAATATATCTTGATATTCCGTACGTTTTTCCAATGGGATAATGTCATCAATATATGCTTTTGCATTTGCCTTCAAGCACATATATTTTTCTGGATATTTAATTTTAAGTATCGATATAATAAGAATTGATAACCGACGAAAATATTTTAATTCCTCTTTCAAATTTCTTTTTACATATGTATTGAATCTTTTCATATTATTTATATTTTCAGGCACTTTATTAATATCTGTATGAATATATTTACATGCTTCTGAATATATATACTTAATTTGACTTTTGTATTTTGTTAATATATTCTTTTCAATACCACTACTTCCATTATCAATACAAGCAAAGAGATCTTCTAAATTTTTCATAGCATAATCTTGAGATATATATCTCAAGAAACTTTCTATAGTATTTCTATATAAAAAATAAATTAATCTTATATCCCCAATGATTACACAATTTAATAGTGAACACATATTTAACAAAATATTATTAAGTAATTGAACTTGTTTTTCTTCTCCAGATGTATATTGGAACAAAACTCTTAATCCGGTATAATACTTATTAATCTCTCGTATAAACTCTTTTCTAGAATTAATTTCTTTTTTCTTATAGACTTTATTTAAAATATTCATTGAGTTTGCTGTATTTTTCTCAATGGTGCGTTTGAAGTCACTAACCACATCCATAAATTATAGCTCCATTCTTTCTATCACACTATAAATATCAACTTTTTCTAAATCATCATTATTGTTTATTTTTTTTAATATCTCAAATAACTTATTCAAATAATTATTTATTTCATCTTCATCTGTTATTTCTTTAATTATTCGAACTATTTTCCCGCAAATTGTTGTACGTGAATGAATCATATAATCACTTAAGGAAATTCCAAAATTATTTTTTAAAAAAGTAGCAATATCTTTGTTTTTTCTAAAAATTTTTTTTGATAAAATTAAATTTTGAAGAATAGAAATAAACAAAAGTTTCCTAACTACCAAAATATCCGATAATTCAGAATCCATATTACTCCTTTCTCTTGTATTTAAATATTCTTTTATTAAATCCAGCGTATTATTATCTATCATTCAAGCTTCCTCCATTCACTGCACAATTATATACATCTAAAAATTCCTTAGTTAATTTTAATATCGGTCTTTTACAACCTTTCGTTTCATACATCAATTTTTGTTCTTCACTAGCTCTTGCGATTCGGTTATTTATTATAATGGTCTGCTCAAACACTTTACTGAATTTATATTTTTCTCTTATTTCACGTAATTTCTCATCATGATATCCGCCTGATCCCTTTTGTACAAGGTTCGCTATAATACCAAGTCTTTGTATTTTCGCATTTTTTGTTCTGCGATTATTAAATTTTCCAACAATCTTTTCAAACAGTGATAAGCCTATTGTAGATAAATAATCTGGCTTGATTATTAACAAATAAAAATCAGAGGCTTTAAATGCAGAGGTCGTATATACTGACTGCGTAGGCGGACAATCAATGAAAATAAAATCATACTTATTTCTCAAACTGGCATTATCTATAAATAAATTTAATGTATCTGTTGTTGTTCCATCTGTATCAACTATATTTGTCATTCTTAAATCGCCACATATCAAATCTAAGTTTTCTCTTACATTATATATAATTTTCTCACTTATAGAACTTTCAGAGCTTGAAACTGAATCTGGGTCTTCTCCGCTAATACCGTACAAATCATCTTCTGCACTATCCTTATAAAGCCAGTAAATAGTTTCCTTTTCTGTATGTTTATCATCAATCACTTTTTGAATATTTTGAGGATTTAATAAATATTGTGTAGCATTCATTTGTGGATCAATATCAATCAATAATATTTTTTTACCTTGATCAGCCAAACAACCGGCTATATTTACACAAACTGTTGTTTTTCCAACTCCACCTTTCATATTCATGAAAGATATAATATTTCTTTCCATTTGTTTCCTCCGTAAAACATTTTTCTTTATTTTACAATATATATCGATAAATTTCCATACTACTACGAATTTTTTATATAACAAAAAACACCCCACATTTCTGTGGAGTGCCTTCTGAAAAATGTTTTACAAAGGAGAACTATTTATCCTGTCTTCTCAATTTTAAATTTTAACACACTTCATCGTAACATGTGTAACATTCGTAACAAACTTTCATTTTTCTTCGAAAAATCTTTTAAGTTCCATCTTTAACCCTCCGGAGGTACTGCCTTTCATCCGATCGGCTACTTCTTCCCATGTAAGTTTTTTCTCATATCGGAAGCGGATAATTCTCTGGATACGGATTGGTGCCTGGTTAATAACTTCTAATGCCTGCAGTCTGACGCTGTTTGCTTTTTCTCTCCGATTAGAAAGAATATCTTTTTCTTTCACTAAACGTTCATTACGTTTCTCATCATACGCAAGTCCTTCGATGTTAAAGGACTGTTGTGTATATGGATGCTCATTCATGCTGCCTTTTACCTTGTCAGAAATGACTACAGACTGTTTCTGTTCAAGCTCTGCAATATCATTTTCCGTCTCCCTGACCAACTCACAAGCATCTACATAATCATTGAGAACCTGTTTTATGTTCAAGATAACCACCTCCTGCTATCTATAAATCTTGCCTGTTTCTAAATCTCTTAGCTTAATCCTGCCGAACACTTCGAATCCTCTTTTGTTCGCAACCGCTCTCATCTCGCCAATTGTGTCCGGTAATCTATCCGCTGCCTTAATCGCATCATGTGCCGTTTTGTCTTTGTAATGTTCATGATTTCGTGTATCCATCTGATTACCTCACTTGTTAAGTATGTAAAATACAAATCCTGTATAAATTAATGCTGCTATAATTACTATTGCTTCTGTTATACTCATTCTTTGCTCCCTTCAAATATGTTCATGTAATGCCGGTGGTCCAAACGACTGAGGCTCCAACTCCAGAAGAGCATTATATCTCTCAACATGTTCATCTGGTGTAATGATGTCACTCATAAGCTCCTGCTCCAATTTATTGTATTCAGCATCTATCCTCTCTTTAAACTCCTGACAGCTTATTTGTCCTTTGATAAGCATTTGTTCTAATATTCTGTATTCGTGACTCATAATTTACTTCTTCCTCTTATTCACCTGTTTCGTATGCTCCGCCACTCTCTTACAGCCAGCTTTCCATCTCTGGTAAGCCTTACCCTGCCGACATGGCTGCTGCATTCCCTCGCAACGATCCTTTTTGATGCATTTTGTACACGGATTTATCATAATCTCTCGCCTTTCGAATTCTTCATAAAATCGCCTAATATCCAATCTCCCCATGCTGGTTTTTCTTTATTATCTTTCGGTCTGTATGGCTCCGGCAGTCTCATCCATGCGATAACACTATCTCCATCATCCCATTGACCATTTTCAAAATAATTGGTACTTGCGAACGGTTCTTTCTGTCCAACTAATCCCCCGTCAAATGTCACTATATATAATCCATCCCTTTCTGGTAATTTTTCTGTTACTGGTATCCATTTATTCATTCTTCCTCCTCGATATATTCCATCTGGCTTGCAGAAACTTCAAGGGCCACTTTATCAACTACCTTACCTTCTCCAATTTGTTTCTGATATTCTCTGCTCTGAATACGTCCCCATAACTGGATTCTACTTCCTACTGAAAGATTACCCGCATATCTTGCATTCCTTCCCCAACATATGCACGGAATATAATCAGACTTGCCATAAGCCCTGTTTACAGCCAATAACACATCTGCAATTTCTCTTCCAAGAGGTGTTGTTCTATAGACAGGTTCTTTGCAAATATATCCATCAAGGAAAATCGTATTTGGATTTCGATTCTCTATACTGTCAATGAATTCAAGTTCCATCACGAATAAGGATAAAATCAGATGACTTCGATTGCCTTCTTGTTTGTTATACGAACGGAACTGTCCTCGCACCTCTAAAAACTGACCGATATGTGATTCGCTCACGTCAATGAGTCGCTCGGATACCAGCAGTGGAATAATATCATTGGAATGACTGAGTCTGCTCACTTTTAACTTCATAAAATAAAATCCTTCGCCAAAAACCTCATGGCTGAATTCAAAATCAGAGATAATTTCTCCTGCAACTACTGCCTGGTTATTTTTTTCTGTCATGTTTATTTTTCCTTTCTCCCCGACTTCTGTCGGGGAATCAATGGCATATAGCTCCGTGTTGTATCATGGAGCGGTTGACAAGTTACTGCAATGTGTATCTATCCTTAACCCCGGAGGGTGTCCAGCTTTTTCGCCTTCTTGGTAATTCGCTTTGCACTGCGTTCTGTATTTCTTCGATGCTGTCTGCTGGCATAGGGAACTGCCTGTTTTCGTGCAGGCTCTTTGTGCTTCACATCTTTATCATTCATCCGAATAGCATATTCAAGACCTGTCTCTTTTTTTAATGCGTCTATCATCTCCAGCCAGGTAACATAATCCTCCATCAGGCACTCTGTCTTGAAATCGAATCGCTTACGAAAACGTTCTATCCTGGCTGCTCCAAATCCAAATTCATCATGCAGCGTCATTGCTGTTAAGATATTTACAGTATCCAGTGTCTGATTCTTTATGTTCTCTATCACCTTATCTACAGCAGAACGACTGACTCCGATCGGGATCCCGGTAACACCTCTCATACGAAGTTCTTCTTCTAATCCTTCGATTCCTTTTTTTCTTGCAACTTCTAGTGCATAAGACATACCTTCCTGTCTTGCACGTTCCAGTTTATCTATTCTTGCCATAATCTTCTCCTATCTGCTTTCAGTAAGCTTTTCTTCTATTGCTGCATAATCATAATCTCTCTGTTCAAAATTATGAAAGCTATTATTGTTGCTTTTCTTCTTGCCTTTGCTGGAGCTTGCTTTTGAATTCGAATTGTTCTTTTGCTTGTTAAGCGGATAAAAACCCTTCCACCCTCGAATAAATGCTGTCTTGCATATTAATACTCTCTCTTCGTCTGTATTCCCTAAAGAATATAACTCTTCTTTTAGTTCTTCTATCTGTTCCGGTATCAAAGGATATTTCTGATTTTGATTTCTCATAGAAATGTACAATCGAAAAGTCTTCTCCAGTTCCGGATTGTTAAAATATATATATGTATTATTTTCTTTTCTTTTATTTTGTTGAATATCTGCATCATTTATCGGTATTTCTGTTGCAGGAATCGCCTTTTCTGTTACAGAAATAGGATTTGAGGGTGCATTTAATAAAGGTTGACCGTTTTTATCAATCAACCGGTATTTATCTTTATTGACTTTGTTCCTAACAGTCACTGAATCGTAGCGTCGCTGAATTCCAGCAGAGGTGATAATATTTTGATTAAGGAGGGTTTTATCAAACAGCCCTATATCCGCACAATAATAAATCACTTGCAACACAAAGTCTTTTTTCTTTACCCAGCGGTTCCCGATGGTTTTGATTATTTTTACCGCTAACTGCTCCATACTGGGAACCTCTAAGTAATATCCCTCATGATAAATCATGCATAGCAGCACATCATAGATGGTCTGCCCTAATGGACCATATTCATTCATCAGATCCATGATCTTAAAATCATCATAATAATCAACATCTTTAGAAAAGTAACTAAGCCCTGTCTTGGCTTTGCGGCCCATTAAGCCACCACCTTCCTTATATGCTGTTTATAGTGACCTCCACTCTTGGAGAGTCTGAATAAAATTTCTCCATGGATAACGAGACAATCTGCGTATCATCATGATAAGCAACCTTATTTAACGCATCCAGAATACTCTTTATAATATTATCTAAATCCGGCTTCTTTGTCGGCCGGATAAGACCGGCAAGCATTTGCTGCCGCTTTTTCTTGCTCGTACTCTTTGTGATCGGGTAATATGCAACAATCACAGCCCGAAGCTCCTCATCCGCATTAAAGGGCTGCACCTTGGTCTGGTAGAAACAAGTCTTTACCAGATTTTCATACAAAACTGTTCCCTCCGGGGTGTAAGAAAAGGTACGACCGCCTGTATGTACGGTTCTGGCCCGGGCCTTTCCTTTCGGAGGGCCGGGCACTGTAAAATGAATTTCCGTCATTGCTTTAATCCTTTAAAAAAATGTCTGCTGGCCTTCTGGTGCCTGCGAACGTCCCTGATCAGATGTCGGCTCCTTTATAGCAGAGGCCACCACTTCCGGCTGTATCATTGCCTTTTCTTCGATTGCCGCAGCTTCTACCGGAGGAACATAAACCTCACCAGCAACATCTTCTGCAAATCCCTTTTCCTCTGCTGTATACATGCCTCCGAATGCTGAAGGAAATGCCTCTCTTAAGGCCTGTACTAATGCAACCTTGCGAATCATTGTAGATGGCTTCTTACTCCACTGGGCGTTTAAGCTTCCATCTTTCTTTCTGCCGGCATATTCATCAAAAGAAACCTCTGCTTCGTATGCATGAGTGCGATCGGTGCGGTAAACTTTCGCCCATCCTCCGAGAATCTCTTCCGAAGGCAGCTTAAAGCAACCGGTTCTATGTATTATTTCCTGTGTCTGTGCATCAAGAACAATAATTCCGGCTTCAAAGCCATCATAATTCTCATTTGCTTCCGCACGTTTCATATAAGCTTCTTTACCGATAACCATCGTTGCTGGCTCACTTCCGTACTTAATGCAGTAAGCCTCTTTTGCCCATGGATTGAGACCGCTGTTCTTGCAAAGATTCATAAACATGATAACTTCATCTACTGTGACGTTATCCTTGCTTCCGGAAACCATGTACTGCTTTACAATCTCCGGAGTAAGTTCAATCTTCATGCCTCCTACCTCGTAGGATGCGGACTGAACATTCTGAAAAGCCTCTGTTCTCTTTTTTGCCAATGTGTTTGATACTGCCATTTATAATTCCTCCTTCTCTAAAATCTCCACTTTCTCAGCATTGTTCTTTAATTTTATTAACACTTCATTTAAGTAAGCATACTGTGTTTCGTTCGCTGTAATCTCAATCACTACTCTTTTACGTCTGAGTTTTGCAGCCTGCTCCTGATAACTTTCTGCGATAGCCGGCTGCTGTGTAACAATACCTGCCGGATCCGGCTGTTTTTCCGGAATAGGGGCAGACTGTACCTTACCGGCCATTTCTACCCTGGCGGCCTCTTCTTTTCTCCTGCGCTCTTTTTCTTCTGCTTCCTGTTTCTTTTGTTCTTCGTAAAGGGCTTTCTTCTTTGCTGTATCTTCAAGCTGCTGTTTTTTTGCCATTGCCGCCATAAGGTCAAAGTCTTTTAAATACTCTTCCTTCATCTCATAGATATAAGGACTGTTTTCTGCATTGATAATCTTTAAATCCCCGTCTACCTTTTCCCGGATAGTGATAATCTCCTCTTTTATGGATTTTAATGTTGTAGAGACGTTCAGCCAGGATTCTTTAAAAATCTTATCAAAAGGAATTGTTCTGTCCAGATCACCGATGCACTCCTTATAAATCTCTTTGACTTTTGCAAGCTTCTCCTGCCTTAATCCTTCTTCATATCCTTTTACCTGTGTATCGATATTCTCGATTGCTCCATTGATGATCTCAACCAGTTCTTTTTCCTTTGAAGCAAAATCATCATAAGGAACCATGATTTCTTTCTTAATCTCTTTTCTCTTATTCTCAAGAGCAGTAACAAGCTTTCTTAAGTTTGCTCTGTCCTGCTTTGCATCTTTTATCTGGTCATCGCTATAAACGAGATTCAGATAATCGCTTGATTTCTTTGTGATTTCTTCTTTTAACTCTTCAAAATTCCAATCAATTGCTTTTAAAAAGCCGTCTGCCTGTGGGTTATAAATCTTTAACTCCATTTGATTACCCCTCCTTCTATATTTCCGGAAGAAGAAGCCCCGGCTCCTGTCCGCTTTGCAGGCTGTGCCAGAACGTTTCCTCTTCGTTTTTTAACATTTCAATATCATCAAGCACTTCTTCCCTTTCAATGTAGTAGTGCTTTGTTGTAAGTCTCACTTCGCCATCACGCACACTTTTTAATTGTGCCTTCAGCACGACAAAATCATATTCCGTAACCAGCAGGTAGTGGAGGACCTGTATGTAATAGTTGTCCGGTATCTGGTTATCCCACTTTTGCCACTGCACGGACTGCAGTATGTTCGAGGTTTTAATTTCTAAGATACCTCTTCGTCCTTCACTGTCTATCAATTCTCCGTCCAGGGAAGCGTGTGCCCAGGGATATTTTTTATTAATGAGCATGTTGTTGTCGTAATACTCAACCGTATATTCCGGATAGTCTAAAGCAAACAATGCTCTAAGCAGCGGCTCTGCATCGTTTCCATACTTGACATATGATTTGCCCGAAATATCCACAGGAGACATCTGTCCTTTCTTCTCCATCCACAGTTCCTGGTTTGTTTTATACGGATTTAATCCGAGGATAGCAGAGGCATCGGAACCGCCGATGCCCTTACGATTTACCAGCCACTCTTCCATGGAATCAAATTGGATTCTTGCGAGGTTCGGAGTAATTTTGATTGTTTTCATCTATGTACTCCATTCTTTTTCATATCCATCGCGATTAACTCTGTCAAAGCTGCCTTGCGTCTCAGTAGTAGAAACGATGTAGGCTCCTGTTCCAGAGCCGATTCATTTTGGCTATATTTTTTCAGTAAAAAATTAATTATCATCTTCCTCACCTGCCAGTTTTTCAAGATACAAAATACATTCATTATATGTAGCTTTCTGCTCCTCTGGTGCGTTATTATACATATAAAATTGCTTATCCCATTCTTTTTCCTCAGAGATTTCGCCCTGCATAGCAATTACTTCTGTTGAGTAGTTACTATGTCTAAAAATGACACAGTTTCCCGCCTGCTGTGCTGCGTATACTTTTTCAAGCAAATTCTTAATCTCTTCTAATCCTAAAAACTTGTTTTCTTCTGTGGTCATAATTTCTCCTTTTCTTTTCCTCTATCATGAGGTATACTTTAAGTGCTTTATTTTCTATGTGCCCATTGGGAGTTGCCGCTCCCGCAGGCACATTTTTTTCATATTCCTTGGTTTTGTCTGTAAACAGCTTTCATAAATGTTGCGGCTGCCTGCTTAAACGCTTCCATTCTCCGTTGTCTTTCTTCCTCCGGAATATCAGGCTTGTGAATACGAATAACACAATTTTCACGTTCCAAAGTGATTACTTCTTTTTCCATTCAATTGCTCCTCATTTATGTTCATATTCATGTTTATGTACAACAGCTTGTCTGTCTTCTATTTTTATTGGTTCTTGATTAATTATCCCCCTTCTATCCGGCTTTCTCAGCACCTTTCATTATCTGCATACCCATCATGACATACTTAAGTTTCTTTCTATCTTCTTTGCTCATTTCTTTAAGTAAAGAAGCCATTTCTCTTAAATCGTTTTTCTGTTCCTCGATATTGTTTTTCTTTGTTGCCATTGTCATGTTCTCACCTCGCTTTCTGTTTGCTATGCATACATTATAGTTTACAAAATAGATTATGTCAATACTTTTTTGTCTACTTTGTAAACTTTTTTATTGATTTTTATTTTTGACTGTGCTATTGTCTTATTAACAGAAGGGAGGGAAAAACATGACACAGGGCGAACGCATAAAAGAAGTGCGGAAAACTTTAGGCCTAACACTTGATAAATTTGGCGAAAAATTAGGAGTCAAAAAGGCAGCACTTTCCGCCATTGAAAATGGAAAACGTAATCTCACCGAGCAAATGACTATCTCTATTTGCCGTGAATATAAGGTAAATTATGATTACCTGACATATGGCGATGGCGAAATGTTTGAAGATCTGCCAGAGACTATTCTGGATGAGTTGTGCATCGAATATGACTTGGACGATGACGATCGAGACATTTTAAATTTTTACTTGGGGCTTCCGGTAGATGCCAGAGATGCAATCAAAAAACAAATTAAAAAAATATTTGTAAAAGAATAAGAAAAAGGAGCTCGCACTATTCTTGGTGTAAAGCTCCTTTTTCTTATCTCTAGGAATGAACATATATGTATTTCACAAATTGATATATGCGTTTCAATTTATTCTGATCGTCAATCTTATCTACCAAATCAATAATCAATTTCCCATAGTCTTTTACCCTTTCCTTTTTCTTCATTTTGTGTACCCCTTTCTTTTCAGAAAATATGTTCGATTTTGTTTCATTATACAGCCCGAACATACTTTCGTCAACTTGTAATTTTTGTCAACTTATTTCCTAAATTGTATCACATTTCGCACCGCAAAAACCGTCCTGTCCATAAACGTGGACACTTTTTCATTTGTATTCTGATTCGTACAAATCTTCTATTCTTACATGCAAATGTTCTGCCAGCTTCTCCATCGTGTCCATTCGCGGCACTCTCTTTCCTGTAGCAATATTATGCAATGTAGATTTACTGATGCCGGTTAAAATTTCTAACTGTCTATACGATAATCCTTTTCTTTTCATTTGCTCCGCTAAAAGTATTTTCATCTCGTCTCCTATTGGCATTTTTAGCTTTTAACTTAGGATTATCTTATTTACGATAAAAATACGATGTTTCTTTGCAAAATAAAATTACAGGTCTATCTATATTATGATAGATTGCGTAATAAATAATTTTATTAATCCTCCTTTCAGTTCCAGTGTACTAAATTTAAAATCAAAAGAATTTTTGTAAGAAAGCTTCAAAACGTATCCTTTCCACCACCCGTTCCCCTTTTTGCTTATAAAAAAGTGATTTCTTTCAGATGTGCTATACTGAAATTTTTTCTTAAAAATGTTCCTATAAATTAATGCAGTCTTCTTTTCTTGAAAGACCCCTTTTGATTTAAAAAATATATTTTCATCATTTCACAAAGACGGTCAATACTTATATACATTTCACAATTTTTAGTGTATAATTGCACTTATAACTATTTAAATTTTTATTCATATGAGGAAAAGGAGAAAAAACTTATGAAAAAGAAATTATTAGCTCTTAGTTTAATTGCAGTAATGTCATTGTCATTTACTGCCTGTGGTGGCGGAAATACAAATTCTTCATCCAAGGCGGATACTAAGGCAGAGACCGAGGCTACTACTGCTGCTGCAGAAGCTGCTACCGAGGCAACAAATGAAAATGAACCAAAAGTCGAAAAATCTGATGGGATTACAAAAGAAATTTACTACACAAATAAAGAGCTGGATATCAAGGGAACTACCGGCACAATCAACTATACTATCGACCAGATACAAGTATCGAATGTGACTTTTGACAATGATGATATTGCAAGTGCCGCAGAGATGAAAAAAGGCGATAAAGGCGCTTTAGTCGCTATACATATGACTGTTGAAAATACTTCTGATGATACTACATATTTTTATGCAGATCAGGCAAACATGGTAACTGATACAAAAGAAAAAACTACTCCTAACGTATGGTTTAGTGACAGTATGGATGGCGAATATAACGGAAAAATCAAAAATGAGGGTACATTAATGTACTTCTTCAAAAACTCTGATGCAAAAGATATTAAGTCAGTAAAATATACTGCCGATGCTCCATCAAACGAAAACTTTGAGCCGAATGGAAATGAAGTCGTAGAAGAAATTTCTTTACAATAAAAATTAACAATTATTATCTCTTTACAACAGAGCAGCGAATAAGCTGCTCTGTTTTTTGTAGTCAGTTTTCTGACTAAATACGCATTTTTTAGTATACTGACTAAAAAAATCACGCATGGAGGTTTCCGGAAACCTCCCCTATTTTCAACAAAAGTCTTTATCCCATTATCATTTTTCAACATTTCCTTGCACATATGTTCTGTACGCTGTATAATAATCCTATAAATAAAAAAATCCGGTACTGGCAATACCGGATTCGTAACTTATCAATCATCGGATGACTGATATATAAACTCAAATAAATTATATCATACATCCTGCTGTTTGCATAGGGTGTATTTTTTATACCCTTTTTTAGGGAGGTAAGCAATGAACTATAATGATTCAAAAGGCATTTATTTAATGTATCTCAGAAAATCGCGTGCTGACGAATATAATCAAGATGTTGAAAATATTTTAAAGCGACATGAAGAAGAACTTCAATCCCTTGCCAAGCGTGAATTTGGCGATCTTATTCCTGAAAAATATATTTTTAGAGAAGTAGTCTCTGGTGGAACCATCAAAGACAGACCTTTGATGAAAGAAATCTTAAAAATGATGGAATCTGGAATAATAGCAGGAGTCCTTGTTGTTGACCCTCAGAGGCTTTCTCGTGGTGATTTATTAGACCAAGGGCATATAATCAATGCATTTAAATATACTAATACTTTAATTATAACGCCCTATAAGACTTATGACTTAAACGATACTACCGGAACAGATATGAAATTACTGAAAATGGAATTGAATCACGGGGCCGATTACCTGGATTATTATAAGATGGTTCAAGCAAGAGGAAAGCTGGCATCTGTGCGAGCTGGTAATTTCATTCAACCTATTCCACCTTTTGGCTATAGAAAAGTACGTTATGGCAAAGTAACCACTTTAGAACCCATAGAGGATGAAGCCAGAATCGTGCGAATAATATTCCAGAAGTATGCCGAAGGGAAAACAATATGTGGGGTTACAAACGAATTAAATGCAGAAGGATATATACCTCCTAGCAAGCAGATATGGACTAAAGGAAGCGTGAAACGGATTTTATCAAATCCTGTGTATGACGGAAAAATACGATGGGGATTTACCCCCAATAAAACGGTAATGGAAGATGGAAAATTAAAAAAATATCGCCCCGAAAGACACGATTATCTATTATTTGATGGGAAGCATGATGCAATAGTTAATCACGTTTTGTTTATGTCTGTTCAGGAACGTCTGTCTAAAAATAAATCCTTTACGAATGACCGCTCTTTAAAAAATCCACTTTACGGAATTATGTACTGTAAAAGATGCGGCAGAAAAATATCAAGACTAAATGTAGCAGAATCACGAGGAGGACATCGTTATGCATGCCCTAACAAATTATGCGATGTTCAATCATCGAGATATGATTTAGTAATAGAGGCTGTTATTGACACAATTCAGTGTGCTATAGATGATTTTGATATTACCTTTCATGACTGTAATTCATCTGGTTCAGACGAAAAAATTAGAGAATTGCGTCAGGAATTAACTAGACTGAACAATAAAGAGGATACTTTATTTGAACTACTTGAAACAAAAGTATATTCAACCAGTGTTTTCACACAACGCCATGCAGAGTTAGAGAAAAAACGACAAGAAATCATTGGCAAAATCAACACCCTTTCCCTGATACCCCCTCCTGAATCTTGTAACAACAAGAAAATGCGTTTTAAAGATGCACTTCTTGCTTTAAAAGATGAATCTATGCCCCCAAAAGAAAAAAATCATTTATTAAAGAAATGTATAGAAAGAATTGATTATGATATAGAGGGAGTAAGATATCACTCAAAAGTCAAATTGGATGTTTATTTTAAATTTTAAGCGAGGTGTTTCAAAATGCAGGAAAATGAAACTTATGTAATCTATTTGAGAAAGTCTCGTGCAGATAGCGAAAAATCTAGTTTAGAAGAAGTATTTGCAAAACACGAATCAGAACTCCAGTCACTCGCTGAACGCACTTTAGGCAATCGTATTCCTGAAGATAAAATCTTTCGAGAGGTTGTATCTGGCGAAACAATCACAGATAGACCTGTTATATCTCAGATATTAAAAGTGATGGAGTCAAAAAAAATTAAAGGGGTATTTGTTGTTGATCCACAACGTTTAACACGTGGAGATTTGCTTGATAAGGGGCATTTAATTAATGTATTTAAATATACTAATACAAAAATCATCACTCCTTATAAAACTTTTGATTTGAATAATGACTTTGATTTAAAGTTGTTCAAGATGGAATTAGATAAGGGTTCTGATTATCTTGAATATTATAAAATGATTCAAGCTAGGGGACGTATTGCTTCTGTAAGGTCTGGACAGTATATTGGGAGTACCGCTCCGTATGGTTACGATAAATATTCTTACAAAGAAAATAAGCACACAGTAAATACTTTGAAGCCTAATTCTGATGAGGCAACGGTTGTTCAGCTCATCTACCATTTATATGTAAATGAATCGCTGAGTTACGCTGCCATTGCAAACAAATTAAATACCATGAACATAAAACCTAGAAAATCTACCTCTTGGAGTCCATATAGTTTAAAAGAAATTTTACACAATCCGGTATATATTGGTAAGGTTAGATGGAATCGCAGGAAAACTGTAATGAAATATAAAAACGAATCTTTACTTAAAACAAGGCCTATAGCCTTGAATGATTCTATTATTTCAGATGGCATTCATGAAGCTATCATTGATGAAGCTCTTTTTGATTCTGCCCAGGAGTGCAACGGTAAGACTCCAAGAAATCATAGTAGTAGTAAACTTATAAACCCTTTGGCCGGATTAATATTTTGCGGTAATTGTGGCCGAGCAATGAGTTACAAGACATATAAGAATAATGCCGGAAGCGAAAAGCAACCTCCTCGATACTTATGCAATAATCAATCTAATTGCCATACTAAATCAGCAAAAGCAACAGATGTTATAAATCAAATAATTAGTGCCCTTGAATGCTATATTGAAGATTTTAAAGTTAAATTAGAAAATGATGACGGAAATTCCTTCAATGTTCGCTCTCAAATTATTTCTGTTTTAAACAAACAATTACAAGACCTAGAGGTTCGAGAAGAAACGCAATATGAAATGTTAGAAAACAAAATTTATACTCCAGAATTATTCAAAAAGCGGCGGCAAAAGTTATTAGAAGAGCGTGAAGTATTATTAGATAAACTTCAAGAAGCAAAGGTGCAAGAACCCGTTAAAATTGACTACCAAGAAAAAATTATATCCTTTACAGATACTGTGGAAGCCTTAAAGAATCCAGATATAGATATTTTACAAAAAAATATGCTATTAAAAAAATGTATAAAAAAAATAACATATACAACTGATGAGGAAAAAGGAAATCGTTGGAGAGAAAGCACTTTTGAGATTGATATAACTCCTCTTATTTAAATATTTTTTATCAATTCCATCATAAGTGTGCTATTTCTATGGGAGGCTCCCAGGTATTTTTAGAACCAGGTGAAACCCAGAGCGTAGACACTATGATAAAATGTATTGCTGTCTCCTCCGCTAACGATGCATGTGTGGCGTATTCGCATAGTAGGAATTAATTTGCTACCTGAAATGGATTACGGAATCTGTAATAAATATCCAGTCCACCATCTTCATGAACTTCTATTTTTTCTATCAATTCAATAACCACATCTCTTGTAAGCTTCTCAATATTAATATAATCCTTAAAAGCTTCTACCCATTCATCATGCTGATTTTGAAGAGAATTCTCATCCGCTAACTTTGTAAGAATTTCTTCTTTCTGCCTTTCTAATTTGGACATTTCCTCTTCATATTCTGCAATATAGGAACGATATTCCTGTGGTGTAATCATCTCTTCCACATAGCCTGTGAACGCTCTCTTTTTAAACTTTTGGTATTTTTCCAATTCTGCATCTACTATCTGTATTTGCTTTTTATAAAATTGTTCCCGGCTATCTATCTTCTGGACTTTATCCAAATCGCTAATATCATCCTCTGTAAGTATCTTTCTTGCTTCATTCTTTATAGAAGATAAAACCGCTTCTTCCAGCTCCTCATTTTTAATCATATGACTTGGACAGTGTTTTTTCCCCATCGTTTTATATATCTTGCAAATATACCCGATACTGCCCTTTTTATTTTCTTTGGCATAAGCTCTATTCATAGCATGTTTACAATCGGCACAAAATAAAATACCTGCAAATATATTATCGCTATACTCTGTATTTACAGATTTTCTTTTTATTTTCTGTATTGCCTGAACTCTATCAAAGGTTTCCTGATCTATAATCGGTTCATGAGTATTATCTACAACAATCCACTGTTCTTTCGGCAAACGTCTCTTTTTCTTATCCTTATAAGAAATTTTTATATCCTTATGCTGTACCATTTTACCTAAATATGTCTGGTTATTTAGAATCATATGTACCGTCTGATAACACCATGTCTTTGTTGTATCTTTTAATTTGCTGTTATAGTAATTTTGCTGTAGAACTCGCGTTTTATATAAAGACGGAATCAAAATATTTTCTGATGATAATATAGAAGCGATATGAGCTTTTCCATTTCCCTCTAAATATAATCGGAAAATCTTTCTCACAATACTTGCTGCATATTCATCTATTATCAAATGATTATGGTCTTCTGAATCTCTCATATATCCATAAGGACATGAAGAACCTACAAATTTACCCTGATTCATTTTGGAGAGGAATACGCTTCTTACATTCTTAGACAATGTCTCACAATACCATTCATTAGTAAGTCCCTTCACCTGTCTGCTCATCTTATTATTTTCATCCATCGTATCCACGCCATCTACAACACCAATAAATCGAACACCCCATAATGGCAGTTTGTGATGTAAATATTTTTCTGAATGTTCCAGATTTCGAGTAAATCTTGACTGGCTTTTCGCAATAATAGTACCAAAAAGCCCCCTCTCTGCATCCTGCATCATCTGAGAAAATCCCGGTCTGTCTTCATATAGTCCACTCTCATCATCATCGGAATATATTTTAACAACCTGAAAATTATGCCGCATTGCATAATCACTTAACATAATACGCTGATTAATAATACTTTCGCTATCATCCCCTTTATTCACTTTATTTCTGTCTTCTTTTGATAATCTTAGATATAATACTGCTTTATTGTTCATCTTTCACCTCATTAATATTATGATATCAGGGTCAAAAAGTCAAAACTCCGTTCATGTTTCTGGATTACCTGCTCCATACAATCTTTCAAATTTTTATCACCATAAATCACATTTACTTTAATAACTCTGCTTTTCTTTTTGCTCATAATGCCCTCGTTTTTTTCTACTATGTATATCACCCTTTCCAGAAAAATATATTTTGTCCATCTATTAAAATTAAATTTATTTTCACTTTCATAAATACGCAA